TTATTAATTAGACAATATTAAGCAATAAACTATTGATTCTATTGGAATATCCCAAGGATTGTGATTCCGGTCGTCGAGGGTTCGAGTCCCTTTAGCCACCCCATTTTCAACACTATTCACGATAGCCCTTACTAACACTGTCTAATAAATACCAATTTGTCTAATAAAATTACCTTTTTAAGCTCAATGGAGTCGCTAATTGTGGTTTTCTTCTGTAATGCTTGTTTAGAGTTTTAGTATCGCTATGACCTAATAAAGAACCGTCTTCATCGTCCGATCCAGCTTTAGCCCTTATGTCTCTAAACTGGAACCACTCTATACCTTCTTCTTTAGCCTTAAGCATTGTTCTACGAAACATCGCTTTAAAACCAGAGGCGGTATAGGGCTGGCCTTTGCGGTTACTTAAAATATACATTGAAGTTATTTGAGCTTTTTTCTTTTCGGTATCATGTAGTTTTTTACTTCTATCGATAATCTCTTTTAATTCATCCGACCACTCAAATATAATTGTTTTACCTGTTCGATTTTTAGTTTTACTTAAAGTAACCACTAGACCTTGCTCGGCGCATTGAGAGTATTTTAATTCTCTTAGGTCGGTACTTCTTAAGCCTGTGATAGCGGTTAACATCATAGCCACCTGGATAACAGGGCTGTACTCAGCTATATCATAAACTGCCCAAAATTCCTTATCGGTTACATATCTATCTCTAGGTTTTTCTTTGTTTCTTTTAACCAATTTACATGGATTGTCTTTAGCGTAACCCCATCTAATAGCGTAACTATATATATTAGAAAGTAGGGCAAGTTCTCGATTAGCTCTTATGGGGGCTTGTCTAGCGTCCATGTATTTATAAATATCTTGAGGCTCCACCTCTTCAGGCTTCATATGGCCGAAAACACCTCTTAGAAGCTTAACTTCTTCAAAGTTAGTCCTTTGAGTGGAGGGGGCTTTGTTAGGGATTATTTCTTTTAAGTACCTATCAATGATGGGGGATAGGGTGGTGCAAGGTATATCTTGATCGTTTAATTCAGCATATTTAATCATAGCCTCGTAAAAGTCTTTACCTAAACGATGCCACTTTTTATCCTTATCAATAAAGTAATAAGCGCCATGTTTTTTATAAACTCTTGAAGGTAGGTCTTGTCCAGATTGTCGTTTTCTTCCCATCACTAGAGATTAACCTTATTTTTGAAGGAATTGAATATTTGGAGTGGTTTTTTTCGTATGTTTTTGGGATTCTAGGTCAGACCTAATCACTCTAGGATACCCGTCAGCCGCAATAAAGAACCTCAAGCCGTACTCTTTAAGCTTGCTTATCATATAAGTAGCTCTTTGGTAGCCTGTTAAATCTATCAGTTCTTCTCTAGTTAAAAACATGGTTTTATTTTACTAATATGCTTATAAAGGTTAGGTATACCATCGTTATTCCTTGTTTTTCGTAAGTACGTTTATGTACTTTCTAAATATCCTTGTTTTTCGTAAGATTAATCAAGTCTATAGAAAAATCAGCCTCGTTCTTTTGGGTTATGATGATTTCATACTCATTAATCACACAGCCTTTTTCAACTTCATCAAAGCAAGGCGATAACCCAGTGTACATATAACCGCCCCATTCATGCCGAAACTCAATATTAGTCGGGATAAATTCCAAGATTCTAAATACTTTTACAGCAGTTTTACTTTCAATAAAAAATCGACTTAATTTAATCTCACCTATTCTCATCATCTACCCCTATAACAGGCATACCATTAATTAAATCATTCACGTTTGGCTTTAATTCTTTATTGTTCATTTGTTTAATGCCTTATTTATTTGCTTTAAATGCGTTATTGAAAAGCCAAAGGATTTAGGTAAGCATTCGACTGATTCTTTAGTAAAAAATAAAATGCGCTTTAACTCTTTTATCTCCGCTAGCAAGTGAGTGTTATCAAGTTCAGCATTATAAAGTTGCTTGTTATTCATCTTTAACCTCTCAATCTCCCCCCATAGCACATCTAATGCCTCTTTGTTTTCAGGGGTGGATAGTTGGTTATAGGCTTGTTGCGGAGTTAGTTTATTATCCGGCATAAATTTTCTCCGCTAATCTTTTAAGTTTGCTCATTCATCACCCAATATAAACTTGTACCCACGACTATCTTTCTAGCTAAATCATTAGGCGGTACAGGAGCACCCACTAGAAAGGCGGTTATCATTGCTTTAGCTTTTAGGTTTTTCATATATCACCTGTTAGTTAGCCATAGCCATCGCCAGAGCCATCGCCATAGCCAGAGCCAGAGCCATAGCCATCGCCATAGCCAGAGCCATAGCCATCGCCAGAGCCAGAGCCATAGCCATCGCCATAGCCAGAGCCATAGCCATCGCCAGAGCCATCGCCAGAGCCAGAGCCATAGCCATCGCCATAGCCAGAGCCAGAGCCAGAGCCAGAGCCATCGCCAGAGCCAGAGCCAGAGCCATCGCCAGAGCCATCAGGCTTAGCGTATCGCATACTACAAAGTTTTATTTTTTCCATTCTTTCGCGCCTCTAAAAAACTCAGCCGCTTTTTCAGAGCAAGGTATAACCTCAATAACATCGGTTAACTCAATTTCAGGTAAAGCAATGGCAATGCGTGATGTATCATCGACTCCATCCATAGCAACTTGTGAAAGACTTGCCGCACCACTCCAATAATGTAACCTACGGGAGTTAACCAGCGTCATATGCTGGGGATGCTTTTCGCCAAAATCTTTAACGTATCCTATGTGTACGCCTGCTGAATAAGTGCGGATAACACAATATTTCATGCCATCTAAATCTTCTGCTAGCTTATTAGAGTCAGCGCGAACATAATCCACGCCATCGATTGAAATTACTTCTGGTTTACTCATTTTAATCTCCTGTTAGTTTTAACTTCTTTCATATCATTACCTCTTTAATGGGTGGGGTTCGGCACAGCGTTATTAGTGCTGCCATTTTATACTTCGAGAAGTATCCGAAACCCCATAAACTATTTAACATGGCTCCAGGTATACCCTTGTATTAATTTATCAACTGTATTTGGATGCACGTTATATTCCTTAGCTATATTCTCATTAGAGTATTGAGAGAGTAGTTTCCTTACTTCCTCTCTCAGTTTTGCCGTTGCTCGTATTTCCTTTACAAGCGTGTCGTTTAATTTGGCTTGAGGTAAGTCAAAGCCTCTTTTAACTTTTAATCTGTTTAATGGATCGTCAATCAAAATGGGATCTTTTCATCATCAAAATCATTGCTTGGTTGTGGTTGTCCTTGCGGTGCTTGATTGTTTGAATCCTGATAAAACACTTTCACATTACCGAGAATGTCAGTCTTTACGCCTTGATCTCTTTCTTCTTTAGTAACTGATTGAGATATAAATCCGTTGTTCTTATATTCATCCTGGTTATCTAAATCAACGAAAGTTGTTAGATCTAAATAAGTACCTTTTTTACCCTCAAATAATCGAGCCTTATCTATCTTCTTAACGTCAATTTTTACACTTAAGCCTATTTTCATTTTATGCTGCATCCTTTAGTTGTTTAAGTTGTTCGCGTTTTTCTAACATTTCATCAATGAAGTTATTTAAACCTTCATCAATTGATTTGATTAATTTCTCATCCCGTCCGACCTCTAAAATTAAGGAGGGCATAGTAGGATGAAAAGATTGGAATACCCATTTATCCAAACCAGTCACATACATAGAACCTTGAACTTGTATTTTGTATTTAGTTGGTAATTTATCCGCTAACAAATACTCAACGTGGGTATGCGGAGCAGGGCATTTAATTTCATGACCTTTATCGTCTAACAAAGAATCAGGCGAACAAGAAACTAACTTCCTATCATCTTTGTAAATTAACCCGACTTGTTTTGGTTCGCAGTCATTTAAAAAACCATACAAAGACCTTGCTTGACCTTCTAATTCATGGCCGCGCTCCATCCATTCGTTTTGTTTAATGGAATCGCTTTCACCTGTTAACCATTCAGCCAATAACTTATTCATATAAGATTTAGCTTGAGTGCTTGGCTTGCCTGTTGAGGTAATTATTTTGTCAAAGCTTGAGGCGGTCGGGATACCCATTCTTGCTTCAAACCATTCTGGCGAATTTTGAACTACGTCTAAAATAATCATTTGCTTTTCCTTTTTTGGTTAAGCGCATTTACAGCCGCGTCAAAATTAGTAGCTTGTAGGTTTTCTAAACAGCTAACACCTAAATATTGTAAAAAGCCTTTTTCATTTGCGCCGACTTCTTTAATTAAAGCGTTTAAAGTTTTTGCTTGTTCGGGCGTGATAAGTTTAGGATCAATATTTCCGTCTGTGTCCATTTCTTTAGAAGCCAGACCTAAAATAGCAAATAGGGTATATCGCTCTAAATATGAAACGGTCGAAGCCATAGCTTGTATTTTATTTTTACTCCCTGAGTTATCAGGTTCAGCCATTAAAGAAGTAGACTCGGAGTGACCTTGTGAGTGAGTAACAATACAAGTTACTTTTACTTGGTTTCCTTCTTGGTCTGTTTTCCAAGAATGAGACAGGCCGTACTTAGATAGTAAAGATTTAATTTGCTCTATTGTTTCAGCTAATCCTGCGTAATTTGAGTTATACGCTGACTTAGTTCTATCAATAGAAGGGCATTTAGATCTAAATTCAGACATAGCGTTAACGTAAGCCTTCTTAGCTTCGTTCTCTTCCCATTTAAACTGCATATCCATTAATTGCTGCATCTTTTCAACAGATAACTCTTGACCGCTATTAATAATGTCAATCGGTGTTATCACCTGACTATTAACTGTTTTTAATTCTGTCTTACTCATGTCATGACCTCCTGTAGCCAATCAAATATTTTTTCTAACTTATTCCTTCCTATGTTCTTAAAGTCTTTCATTTTTTAAAGTCCTTTAAGTGGTAAAATAATTCGTTATCCCATAACCAAACCAACCAAGTGCGATCCGATTTACGTCTTAATTTTTTAAGTTTCATAATCCTTGCTCCTTCTCCATCTTCTTAATTTGTTCGGCGCTTCTCATGCCTAATAATCTTTTAAATTCTAAATAAGCATTAACCATGTTTTCCTTTCCTTGAGCGTTTAGAAATTCGTTATAAGCCTTCGTTATTTTGGCTTCTAATATTTCGTCAACTTCATCAAGGTAAATAACTTGTGCGAGACTCATAACAACCCCTGGGCAATAATGAACAAAAGAGCCGCAACGAATAATAAATATTCAATAGCGTTGTTAATTGTTTTCATGAAAGCTCTCCATCAACCATTAATCTAATTTGCTTGTCCATTAACTTAGCCACAACCATTCCTAACGCTGTGTGATCTTCATCAGCGTAAAACGATGTTATGGTTTTAATGTCTAAGTCTTGAACGTCTAAAGCGGCATCTCTAAAAGCGTCTAATACAGAGCCTTCATCGTTTTTATAATCGTCAAATAACTCTTGTTCTCGAATCGCTCTTGATTCAGTTAAAGCCTCTTGTCTTTCGTAATAAAGCTCAGCCGCAAGAACTGGATCGCTTATGCCTGAGTAAAGGATGGTTGCTGCTTCTCGACTATTCATGGTTCACCTCGTTTCTTCATTTGAAACAAGCATAAGCCAAAGGCTTAGTTAAGTCAAGCTAAGGAGTGAAAAAAGATCGAAATTAAGCCCTAAAGCTTATTGTGTATAAGGAGGGTTATTTGTTTAGATGGTCGCTAGTAATCAATTCAATCGCTGTAGTGCGGCGTATCTGCTCATCTGAGACACGCTTAACTTCTGCGTCTAAATGCATCACATGTAAAAATAAGACCACAGTAATAGCCATATGAACCACTATAATGGCTACTTTGATAATGTCTTTCATGCTGTATTTTGGATCTCTTGCGGAATCGCTAGCGTTTTGTTTTTCTTGTTGTTGAGCTACCGATAGTACCTGCCGCATCTTATTGTCATTCATACGTACCTCACAACGTATTTATGGAAATGCTACCTCGGAGGCTGAATTGTATGTTTTTTAGGCAGTTAGATCAAAAAAGGGGAATAAATGGTGCGAAATGCAACTAAAATAGCTTTTCTTGCTGTTTATGTACATCTAGGTAGGACACAACCGCCTTTTTGGGAGGCTCTTCATCCTCAAGAGAATAGAAGTAAGCAACAGCAGCAGACTTTACGACATTAGAATAATCACCCTCGGCGGCGATCCTATCAACAGCATCCATTATTCTAGCAAGCCTATTTACATCAAGCCCTTTTAGGGCTTCTAGGGCTTCTTTCTCGCCTTTACCCGTCATAATCCATTCAGGGTTCAAACTAGCTAATTTGGCAAGCTTAGAAGCCTTCTCATAGCTTAATTTGCCGTTCTTTGTGGATGCGCCTAAAGACTGAGCTGATATACCAATCTCCCTCGCTATTTCAGCTTTAGTGCCTTCAATTCGCCGAATAGCCTCATCAATTCTTCTGGCTTTATTTTGCATGTCTAATGAAATTTCCATAGGAATATTTTTGCAGTCAATCGCTAACATTTCAACTTACCAAAAAACAAGGGAATAAGCCTAAAGAGTATTTAATCTTGACAAAGCTAAGTCTATGGCTTACTCTTGAGTCTATGAATATTAAACAAATTTGCAAAGATATAACGCAGGCGGAATTAGCTCGACTTATTTCATCTACAAAAGGCCAGGAGCCACTAACAGCGCAATCAATAGGGAAGTGGTTAGAAGTACCCCCTAAGCGCGTACCAGCCGTTGAAAAAATCACAGGTATATCACGATATAAGTTGCGGCCTGACATTTATGGTAAAGCTCCAAAAGTTTTAAGTTAAAAAAATTTTAGTTGATAAGGGATAGTCAACGCCACAAGCAACAACAAACAATTGAACAAGTATTTTTTATAGGAGTAGGAAATGCAAACACAAATGAGGATATTCAACCAGTTACCTAAGCCCGAAATGGTTAGCGATTCCCTATTTGCGAATTGCAAAGATGGCAAAGAAGCGATTTTACTTTGTATCGATGCAAGAAAAGTTAGGTATCCGTTATCGGATATAGCCAACTCATTGGGAATTGATAAAGGCCACTTTTCAAGAATCTTATCAGGTGCAGCACATTTTCCTGATGCGAAAAGAACTGACTTAATGACTTTATGTGGAAACCTAATTCCACTTCAATTTGAAGCCAAGCAAATGGGCTTTAAGTTAGAGAAGCCAAGCGAAAAAGAATTAAAGATTAAAAAACTTAAACAAGAATTATTAAGTTTAGAAGCAAGTTAAAAATAAACGCAAGGAAGCGACAAAAGGAACAAGGGATAAAAATAAATTTAGTGTGTAACACAGGAACGTAAATGGCGGGTGATTGGATCAAGATGGAGTTAACGACTCCCGATAAACCAGAAGTTTTTGCTATAGCGGAAGCGTTCGATATTGACCCTGATGCGGCTTTTGGAAAGCTGTTTAGAGTATGGGCTTGGTTCGATCAACACACTGAAAACGGTAACGCTCCAAGCGTTACTAAAACGTTAATAAATCGTATCACTAGCGTTTCAGGTTTTGCAGATGCAATGGTTGATGCAGGGTGGTTGGTGCAAACTGATGACGGTTTAGAGGTTCCAAACTTCGATAGACATAACGGAGAAACAGGAAAAAAACGCGCTTTAACCGCTAAAAGACAGGCTAAACACAAAAATAAGGCTAGTGAAATAGGTAACGGAAAAGGTAACGCAAAAGTAACGCCAGCAGCGTTACCTAAAGAAGAGAAGAGAAGAGAAGATATAAAAACACTAGTCCCTTACGAAGAAATTAAAAAACTTTCAAATAAAATCCTCACAGATTTACCCGCTTGCAAACAACTCACTGATACACGTAAAAAACAAATTAAAAAAATATGGAACTCTGAAAACGAAAACGGAGATCCTAGAAACAATCTTGAGTGGTGGGAATCATTTTTCACTTTTTGCAAATCAATAAAATTTCTTCATGGTGAAAACGACAGGGGATGGACAGCTAATCTTGAGTGGATTACCAAGTGGGCAAACTTCATAAAAATTATCGAGGGGAATTACAAGTGAGCAGAGAAGCGGAGCAAAATGTATTAGGCGCATTATTATCTGATAATCGAATGTTTGATGAAATAGACTTTCTCCAGGCAGATGATTTTTTAACAGAAGAGCATAGAAACATATTTGCCACATCAAAGAAAATGATTGAAAGCGGTAATGAAGTCGATCCATTTCTTCTAAGCGACAAAGATAAAACTTTGCAATTAACCTACCTCACAGATTTAGTGCGACATTGTTACGCACCTAAAAACGCTAAAGCCTATGCAGACGTTGTTAAAAGAACATCGATAGACAGAAAGCTTTTAGGGATTGGGAGTAGTATTTCTCAATTAGCCAGCAAAGATAAAACAACAGGCGAGAAATTTGACGAAGCATTGGACATGCTTAACAACCTCTCAAACCAATCCACGCAAAAATCTAAACCTCAAGAAATAAGTAAATCTTTGAATTCAGTTATTGATCGGATTGAGGCTGCATACAAAAACGGTGGCTCAGTGACGGGGTTATCAACGGGTTTAATCGGCTTGGATGAAAAAACTCTGGGACTACATAAATCAGACTTTATTGTTATAGCTGGCCGTCCTTCAATGGGTAAAACAGCGCTGGCTTTGAACATGGCAGAGGTAGCCGCAAAGAAAAATGAGACTGCGTTAATTTTCAGCATGGAAATGCCAACAGAACAATTAATCGATAGGGAGTTAGCGAACTTGGGAAGTATTCCTTTAAATCTTATCAGAAGTGGGAAATTAAGGGATGAGCATTGGCCCAGATTAACAGCGGCTTTTAACGAACTAAACGGGCTTCCTATGGATATTGATGATAGTCCCGCTTTATCGATTGGAGAAGTTCGATTAAGGGCTAAGCAAGTACAGAGAGAGAAAGGGCTAGGTGTAATTGTTATTGATTACATTCAGTTAATGCGAGGGAAGGGTAATAACCGTACAGAAGAGGTTAGCGAAATATCAAGGGGCTTAAAGGCTATCGCAAAAGAATTAAAAGTTCCTGTTATCGCTTTATCGCAGCTTAATCGTAGCCTTGAAGCAAGGCCAAATAAAAGACCGATTATGTCTGACTTAAGGGAATCTGGATCTATCGAGCAAGACGCAGATTTAATTTTATTTGTTTACCGTGATGAATACTACAACGAAGAAAGCCCTCATAAAGGGATAGCTGAAATTAACATAGCAAAACAAAGACAAGGTGAAACAGGAAAAGTATTCACTAAATTCACAGGGCATTTATGCAGGTTTGAAAACTATGTCGGAGACATACCACAATTTTCTACACCAACAAGAACAAAAGGTTTTAGAGGCTAGAAAAAGAAAATGGGAAAACATCAAAAGAGAATTACCTTTGTTTGCGGATTTCATAATCGAAATAAACAAACAAATGGGAAAGCCAGCATTCGTTGAAATAGAGGTTTATAGAAAATGATTCCTTATTATTTTTATTTAGCAGGAAGCATTTGTTTTTTAGTTGGGACATTAATCGTGATTATGGGTAATTAGATGACGCAAAGAACGCTACCACAAAATAACGCATTACACCTTTACTGCGAACAACTAGCAGAGGCTTTAAGTGGTGCAGGGTATGACGTAAGAAAAACACTTAGACATGACATAGAAATTCCTTGGGATGCAGAGTTAATCAAAAAATTAATTTGGAAGAAAGTTCAAGAAACAATGACAGGTGAAAAGTCCACAACCAAGCTAGATAAAAACCAAGTATCAGACGTTTATGAAGTTATAAATCGACACACTGCCAGCACGTTTGGTGTGTCTGTTCCTTTTCCTTCTGTGGAGACTTTACATGAACATGACTGAACAAGGCAAACAAGACTATACACGTTTTTTAAATTGCCCTCACTTTATGGGCATTCCAAGAAACATTAAACCAGAGGACGCAGTAAAACTATTTTTAGACTCAGAGGCAAAAGGTCGCGCTGCATGGATTAAGGCATTTAAAGAGGAGCAAAGCAAATGAGCGGTATCCCTTGTAACTATCCTTCATGTATCGCTTACGAGGTAATAAGTTCTAATTGGTGGTCAGGTGTAGCGGTTGGGATTTGTGCAACCATTATTGCTATTGCAATCGGCGCATTTATTTACATCGATATTAAAAAATGAAAAGTAAAGGCCAAACTTTAAAAAAGAAACTCTGCGCTATAGATGGCTGTGATAGTGATGCTAGCACTTTGGGGTGGTGTATGAAGCATTACAAGAGATACCAGGTGCATGGCGATCCGCTATTCCTTAAACCAAAAAAAGGGAAAAATATAAATTGTATTCAATGTGAAAAAGAGTTTTATGTGCAGCCTTCACACATAAAGATAGGGAGAAAACTTTGTAGTAGAGAGTGTTCTATTGCGTGGGCAAAAGAAATGCAAATGACTAATAGGCCTCTTAACTGTGTTGTTTGCGGAAAAGAATTTTATTGCTCAAAGTCACAGGAAAAAGCGCGAAATAGGAAAACATGTTCTATGGAGTGCATGGGGAAAAACAAAACTCTACAAGCGGAAAAAAGAAACAAGGATAAACCGCCATCAAAAGGCGCTTTAAACAGGCGCATACGCTATTCCAAAAAAATGCAGGATTGGAGGAGGTCGGTATTTAAGCGAGATAACTGGACGTGCCAGATCTGCGGCGCAAGAAATGGGAACGGTAAAAAAATCATTCTTAATGCTGACCATATTAAAAGGTTCGCAGACTATCCTGAGCTTAGGTTCGATCTTGATAATGGCAGAACATTATGCGTCGAGTGCCATAGGGCTACACCAACCTGGGGGAATAAGCGTGGCGAAAAAAAAATCCAAGCTTAAATCGCTAAAAGATAAGCTTTGGGCTTTGACGAGTGAATTTATAAGAAAGAAGTATGCTGATGAAAATGGCTATGTTTCATGTGTAACGTGTGGGAAGACGACTATATGGAATGACGGTATGCAGGCAGGGCACTACATACCAAAATCCAAAGGGCTGTCTATATATTTCCTTGAGGAGAATATACATCCTCAATGTGTCTCATGTAATGTTTTTAATAATGGGAATTATAGGCCATACACATTATTTATGATTGATACTTACGGAAGAGAAAAAATAGAAGAGCTTGAAAATCTAAGTAAAACACAAAGAAAAATATCAGTTAAAGAATATGAAGAAATGATAAAGGAAACAAAAGGGAAGATAGATGAACTCTAAAACATGCTGTAGATGCAAAGAAGAAAAGCCTTTTACTGACTTTAGCATTGTGAATAAAAATAAAGACGGTAGAAGAGGCATGTGCAAGGAATGTGTAAACGAGAAATACAACTGGAGAAACAGAGAAAAAACAATTGGATTTGAGATACCACTTTGGAAACCAACAGGAGAACTAAGATGACAAATGAAGAAATGCTAAAAGCAACATCAGGATATGACACAGACGCAATAGACGGTGTTATTCATTCAAACAATCAAAAGATGGAAAAGAAAGAAGCTATTAAGAAAAACTTAACCAAAGCAATAGAGATGCTTGGCACAGGGAATACATGCGAAGCACTCTTACACGCTCAAGAAGCATCTCAAGATTTAGTTTATTTGCGTTGTGAATGTAAAGCAGATGTAGCCAGAAATGCAGGGTTAGAAAGTGGCTGTTAAATGATTTACCTCGCAGCCCCATACACCCACAAACACAAGGAAGTGGAACAAATAAGAGTCGAACAAGTTACTTATGTTGCAGCTTGTCTTATGGAAAAAGGCCAACATGTATTCAGTCCTTTAACACATGGACACCAATTAGCTATTAAGCGACCTTTACCCACCGACTTTAATTTTTGGGGTGAGCAATGCGAAAGGCAATTAAAAATGTGTGATCGCGTTATGGTGCTTATGTTAGATGGTTATACATCTTCAACAGGTGTAAAGGCAGAAGTAGGCCAAGCCAGAAGCCTGGGAATGCAAATTGACTTTGTAGAGTTTGGGGATTTTATATGAAGCTCACAGATAGAGAACAAGATTTAATCGATCAACTAGGTATCGAGTATTACAAATTACAAAAAGAACTAAACAAAATAAGACCCAAAGAAATAGCTTATAAATTTGATGTCACAACTAGATACGTCTATAGACGGTGGAGCAAGTTAAATGTGCACAGTGGAACGGTTGACCCCTTTGACACCATCAGCAGTGGATTTATCGAAACTCAGGAATGAGAACTCTATTGCGGGAAGCTCTATAGATTTATCTTATGTTTTATCGACATTAGATGAATTTCAATATGAGTTTATCGATCTAAAGTTTCTAGGTGGAGGTAACTTTAAACGCCTAGAGGCTCACTTGCTACACAAGGCGGCAGGATTAATTAAGCGCGTCAAGGGTAGGCATGAGCACCTACCAGCATTAGTTAGAACGGAGTTATTAGAGGCGCTTAGTGATGGCACTTGTGAGGTCTGCGAAGGAAGCGGCTTTAATTATGATGAAACAAAAGTATATCCTTGCGACAACTGCAGAACTACGGGCAAGGCAAAAGTATCGCTTAAGACTAAAATTAGATGGTACGCACAAACTCGATATGAATTGAGAAAAGAACAAGGCAAAGAAGCAGATATAGGGCAATACAGAAAAGACTACGTTAAATATATTCGTGATGCTTATGATATAAATTCTATAGTCACTAATTCATTAAACGAAGCAAACGAAAAGATCAAAAGGCGCTTACGGTAAAACACTGAACTAAAAACTGGTTTATTTTCTTGCATATTGTATTATTACCCGTGACCCATTGACTTTAAAATTTATGGGCATCTAACACACTTAGCCTTGCTCCTCCTTGCAGGGCTTTTTTTTGTAAAAGTTTTGCCCCTAATCACTTTACTCCAGAGCTTTCAGAAATCCTTGCTACGCAGGGTGTAAAGCTAAAACTACTCCTGAGATTGGGGGCATCCTATTTTAAAATTAGAGACTTGGTTTATAAATGAATACAAAAGCAAAGGCACTAACGGTAATTCTCAAGCCTCTAGTTTTACTGCTAAGCATAAGCAATGTGTACGCCCACGAACTTTGGAATATGAAAGAAGGAACGGCGTGGGTTTTAGGCAATAGCACTCAATGCACGGTTATTGAATACAATTATCCTATTGATTTTGCCTCTGAAATACCAGAGCCAGCCGAAATATCATCACAGAAATTTAAGTGGCCCCAAAAAACAGAAGCACAAAAAGAAGCATGTGAAAAACTAAAGGCGGCGGCTAAGTCAGTCAAAAGCTGGAGAGTAGCCGTAAACAAAGCCTACCCAACAAGACCTGTTAAGAATATTCAAACCTGGGAAGTCGTTAAAGGTGTTCGAGCAAACGTAGGTGACGATTGCGGGAAAGAAGTCAAACCATACAATTCAAGATATTCCTATCGAGAAATTTTAATTAACAACCGTATTTATGCGGTGATATGCGAGTGAGAAAAAATGGCAATTAGTTACATTAAATTAAGAGCGTATTTAGATGCTAACGCAGGCACTTATGGCGCGCTCAACGATGCTGCGGCAGCCGCTCAAATAAACAGTGATGATACAAGAACGCGAGAATCAATAAGCGGTTCTGAATTGTTCGGTTATACCGATGAAGCAGAATATTTAGCCTTAACGGATGCATTAAAAAGCCAATGGCTGAGCTTATGCGCGATTGATTCAGTTACATCGGCCGCTGTACCTATTATTAAATCCATTTTCGATACCCCGACAACTACTTGGGCCAGCATCGTAAAACAAGAAACTAAAACATTTGCCCAATGGGAAGGTTTTAATAATATTTCAAAAGAAGATATACGAATAGCGAGGGCGCAATAATGGCCAAGTCATATACAACGATTTCCGCACCAGCAGTCACAGCACTTAATAGCTTAGCAGATGCGGCTTATTGGGTTGGCGGTGGTACGACAGGCATTGATAACTCAACGCAATTAGCTTATGAAATTGAAATGTTTGTAACAATTCTAACCACTACTACGGCTGGTTCAGATGGTTCGGTTGATGTTTATATTGCGGGTTCCGTTGATGGCGGCACTGACTTTGCGGGTGGTATCACAACTGAATCAGACGCGACTTATACCCCAGCGGGCGATGATGTATCAGAATGGACTTTCGTGGGTTCATTTACATACACAAGCGAAACCACAGCGCGCACATTAAATAAACGCTTCCTTATTGATGATGTCCCAAAGAATTTTAAAGTTGTTATTTTCAATGATACTGGCACAGCTTTAGGCGCTACAACTTGCGCGGTTGAGTTAAACGCTATTAAGTATTAAGGGGTGGCCCAGTGCTACTCCCTTTAAGTATATCTTGGCTTAGTTAACGGCAGGGGATAACTATGTCTAGTATATTTAAAAAAGATTGGGATAGGAAGCCTGATAGGTTTACAGGGTTAAACTCAAGCAATCCGTTAATTAAATATCTTGAGGCATATTTCCCTGTTTTAGAGAGCGGAGGGCTGCGCGATTATTCTGGGCATAATAGGCATGGCGTGAAAGTCGGCTCCCCGACTAATGCTATTTCAGCAGAATTAGGCGGCAGAGCTATTGATTTTGGTTCTTATACTAACTCATGGTATTACTACGCGGATGTCCCATCACTGGCAACTTTCACCGCTTGCGCTTGGCTAACGGTTGATGTTGACGCATCTACACCATCATCCGCGCAAGTTGCTGTTAGCTTAGGTGAGACTGGTTCCGGTATAAATGTAAGAGCTACACTAGCATCAGATAACGATCCTGATGAGTGGGGTATCTGGGATAACGCTAATAGTTGGCTAAGAAGTTCGATAACTAGACAGGTTGGTGAAAAAGTTTTTGTATGTATGGTGTATAGCGGTACAGCATATAGAAAAATATATCATAACGGCGTACTAGTAGGAACAGAAACAGGTTTATCATCCTTAAGCACTAATCGAACCCGAATGTTTATAGGGATTGAAGATGTCGATGTTGCGGAGGCTTTCGACGGCCATCAACATAATATTCAATTGTACTCCAAAGCTTTAAGCGATAACGAAATAAAAAGCTTATATGACAACCCGTACCAGCTTTTAAAACCAAGAAACATTTACTTTGAAGAAACCGCCGATACTCGCGCAATATCTTTGGTTAAAAAAGATTGGACTAAAAAACCAAGCCGTACAAACATAGAGATTAATCTTAAATTCAATGTTAAGGCAGCATGGATATTTAACGAAGGTAGCGGCAATCCACGAAATTTATCTTCTGGTGAAGTTGGTACAATTAGCGGTGCAGTGTGGTCACTGTCAGAGGATGGGCAATGCTTAGAATTAGATACCGCTTCGGATAGCATTGAGCTAGCAGCAGAGTCACAAGATGTTTTAACGACTGGCGATTGTACAATTTTAATCGGTTATGAAAAAACAGATGCGAATAATCGCACTTCCTATTCATTTGGCATTGATTCAACCACAGGGGTTTATAAATGCAGTTGTCATTTACCTTGGTCAGATGGGACACTATATTGGGATTATGGTGGGCAAGCAGGTAATAATAGACTAGCAATATCGGGTTTAACTTTTGGTAACGATAACTGGGCATTTTATGGCGGTTCTAAAGGTTTAGAAGTACACCAAAATGGTGTATCAGTTGGAAGTAATAGCGCGGCAATTAGTAGGACGCAAGCGTCGAGTATTGGATTTTTATTAGGCGCGTCTGCTGGCGCTGATGCTGATTTTGCAAAGGTTAAGTATTTATATATTTTCCATGAGAAGCTAAATGAAACATTAATAAAAGAAATTAATGATAACCCTTATAAAATACTACAACCAAGAAACACTTATTTTGAAGGTGCAGATGAAGGCGGCGCTTCGGTAGCTCCGCCAATTGGGCTATTGGCATTACTTGGTTACGCCCCAACCATAACAGCAAGCAACCCTCAAACTATCAATGTTCCTGCCGCAAGCTTAACACTAACAGGTTACGCTCCAACGGTAAGCGCAAACGGGAACGTAAGCATTGATGTTCCATTAGCATCATTAGATTTAACAGGTATAACTCCAACAGTAAATATATCAGGCAATCAGTCTGTATCAGTTCCTTTAGGTTCTTTGGCTTTAGCGGCATTTGCACCAGATATTCAAACACCTGTAAGCGTGGATATACCAGTTGCGAGTTTATCTCTAGCTGGTTACACCCCAACGATAGGAACAGGCGTTTCTGTTGATGTTCCTAACGCGACCTTAACCCTGACAGGTTTAGTCCCGACTATTTCAGCAGCAGCAAGCGCAAACATAGATGTACCTGTTGCGACCTTAACCCTTCAAGGGTACGCGCCAACAATAGACGGATCTATATCATGGACGGTGCAAAGTGGTAACTCAGCCACATGGACAGCCACAACCGACACAACAACGACCTGGAGTTAATATGGGTAGAGCGGCTTTAATGAAGGACGCTAAAGATCACATGACACATGTTATCGCTCCAAGCCTTAACCCTAATGTGAAGGGAAAGTTTCAAGTAAGACTTATTGGGACGCATAACGGCGTAGCAGAAATTGAATTAAGAATTATTAACGATAACAAGCAAGTTCTTAAATCATTTGGATCTAAAGCTATCTCTATAGGAAAAACAATCACTCTCGAAGGATTAGACTCAACAATTAACTTTTTACCATCGGATATAAAATCATGATTAAAGAAATCGCACAAAAGCGAAAAAACGAAATTGAATACAGTAAGGCTAGGATTGAAAAGAAACTTCAAGATATGCCTAACGATCAAAGAGCAGAAGGCTGGAGAAAACGACTTTCTGAATACGCAGAATCTTTAAGACTTGTTAACTTCACCATAGAGACAGGCCGCAAAGTTTTATTTAAAGGCGAACAATCAGAAGGTGGCGTACAAATAGATCCGCCTGCTGGACAAATGAACGTGGGGAATAACTAATGGCTGCTGATGCATGGGATTTTTATAACGAGTTTACAGAATATGTAGCAGACGGGACAATCGACCTTGACGCAGATACATTCAACTGTGGTCTATATCTTTCAACCTCTAACGCCGCAACTTTAACAACATCAGGTCGAGCAGCTTTAACAAACCAACACGCGAGCGCAAATGGTTACACACAGCCAGGTAGTGCTTTAGCTTCTGTTACATGGACACGTTCAGGCGGTACAACTACTTTCGATAGTGCAGATGAAGTCTTTACCGCTTCTGGTGGCTCAATAACAGCACGATTCGCAGTTATTGATGACGACACTGTAACCACCCCAGTAGCCGATCCACTATGTTGTTATACATTACTAGATAACTCTCCTGCTGATGTCACAGCAACAGACGGAAACACTTTAACTATTGCTATGAATGCAAGTGGAATATTCACACTGGCGACATAATGGGAAAAGGTTCAGGAAGAAGACCCCAGCAAGTTACTAAAGACCAATTCAATAGTAACTGGGATAATATTTTTAATAAGACTCAGTCAACCCCTACGGGAACTAAGGATTTGAAATGCCAAGAAAAATCGCAGAAGAAAATAAAAAGATAAGGCGCGAATCCTTAAGAGAAGAGTTAAAGTCAAGAGAGTACCTAAGACAGATACATAAAATCTTAGATACAAAGGACGATGACCTAAATACTCAAACTGCAAAGCTAAAACTAGACGGGTATTTCAAACTATTAGCTAAGACATTACCTGATACTAAAGCTATTGAATTAACAGGCGAAGATGGTAATCCTATTAAAACGGATAACACATGGAAAGTAGAGATAGTCGATGCCGAAACTGACTCTACCAAATAAACTAAAACCATTCCTAACAAAGAAAAAAAGATTCAAGATAGCCTTTGGTGGTAGGGGAGCAGCTAAGTCTCAATCCTTTGCTGACATCTTCCTTTTAAAGTCACAAACAGAGAAAGCTAAGACAGGATGTTTTAGGGAGATGCAGAACTCAATAGAAGATTCTGTTCATTCACTCTTAAAGTCAGAGATTAACCGATTAGAGTTAGACGGATTCACATCAGAAAAAGCCACTATCTACAATAATCAAGGTGGTGAGTTTAGATTCAAGGGATTAGCTAGAAACCCTGACGCAGTAAAGTCGATGCATGGCTTTAAATACTTTTGGATAGAAGAAGGCCAATCTATCTCTCAAGAGTCTTTAAACATGCTAACACCTACTTTAAGGGAAGCTGATTCGGAGCTATGGGTATCAATGAACCCTCAAAGCTCAGAAGACCCAATGTCTAAACGATTCATCAAGCCTTTCGAGAGCGAATTAAAATCCAAAGGTTACTATGAAGACGATCTACATTTAATCGTATGGATTAACTATACCGATAATCCTTGGTTTCCAGAAGCATTAGAGCAAGAAAGGCTTTGGGACTACGAGAATAAATCAAGAGCTGAATACGATCACATATGGCTAGGGCACTTTAATGACTCGATTGAAAATTCAATCATTAAGGCTGAGTGGTTTGATGCTGCAATAGACGCTCACACTAAACTAGGATTCAAACCTAAAGGCGTTAAGGTCGCTTCTCACGATCCTTCTGATGAGGGCGGTGATGGTAAAGGTTTTGTATTAAGGCACGGCTCAGTTGTATTAGACGTACAAGAGAACAACGATTTAGACGTTAACGATGGTTTAGATTGGGCTACAGACTTAGCGATTAATAATAACTCAGACCATTTCATATGGGATGGTGACGGACTAGGTCTTTCTCTTAAAAGACAAGTCTCAACAACCTTTAACGGTAAGCATTGTAAATACCATATATTTCATGGCGGCGGGGGTGTTGATAACCCTAACGCCCTACACATGAATGAAGACTTCCAAGGAACAGGAAAAAGAGAAAACAAGAACGCTTTTAAGAATAAACGCGCTCAATACTACTGGATGCTAAGAGATAAATTCTATAACACCTATAGAGCCGTAGAACATGGGGAATACAAAGACCCTGATGATCTAATTAGTCTTAGCAGTGAAATACCTACTCTTACAAAGTTACGATCTGAATTATGCCGAATCCCTAGAAGGCCAAACGGTAACGGATTAATTCAAATCATGGCTAAGCAAGAAATGAAAAGTAAATACAAAATAGATTCTCCCAATTTAGCCGATTCATTAATGATGAGTTACTTAGACGGTTTAACTATCGCAGACTCATGGAGCAAACCTTTGACCTATAAGAAACAATACCGCGTATGAATGATTCTGAAATACTAACCATGTTAGGAAGTCAAATCTCCAATGCACAAGGCGGGGACAATTCCACTACTAACGCGCATAAAGCAACAGCACTAGATTATTACTCAGGTGATGATTCCATTATTGACGCAGAAGACGGTGAAAGCTCCATTATCACACGCGAAGTCTTTGAGAATATAGAAAGAGAATTAGGCCAACAATTAAAAGTCTTTGCATCAGGTGAAAGAGTGGTTCAGTTCGATCCAATGAACCAAGAAGATGAAGAGCAAGCCGATCAAGAAACGGATTATATAAACTACATATACAACAAAGAAAACAACGGCTTTAAAATAACTCACGACTGGATTAAGTCTGCTCTTTTAGAAAAGAATAGTTACGTTAAGGTATGGGTTGAGGAAGAAGAAGAAACCGAAACTGAAACTTATACAGGTTTAAATGATGCTGAGTTCTCTTTAGTTATCGAACAAGAAAACGTGGAGCCTATCGAGCATTCAGAAGAAATAGCACAGAATGAATTTGGCGAATTAATTACTGTTCACGATGTAAAGATTAAAGTTACCAATAAAGAAAAACGAATTAAAGTTCAAGCTGTTCCTAATGAAGAAATGGGCATCGCTAGAAATCACAACGAACTATCGCTAAAAGAATGCCCTTTTGTTTACCATCGACCTTCCAACATAACAGCCTCAGACTTGATTGAAGCAGGCTTTAACAAAGAATTAGTTGATAGACTTCCACGATATAACGATGAAGAGAACGAGCTAGAAGTGTCTCGCAACCTACATTCTTTTGATGATAACACCGCTTACGATGAAGCAGACGAATCAACAAGAGAGATTGAAGTATATGAATGTTATATTCGCTTCGATCATGATGGTGACGGAATAGCAGAATTAAGAAAGGTTACGATTGCAGGTAAAGAAATATTAGAAAATGAAGAGTGTGACTTTATTCCCTTCGCTACATTAAGTCCTTTCCCTATGGCCCACAAGCATGAGGGCTTTAGTTACGCTGACATGTTAATGGACATACAAGATGTATCCACAGTATTAACACAGCAAATCCTAACGAATCTTTATTTCACTAACATGCCTGAACTTGAAGTAGCGGAAGGTGTTAATTTAGATGATGTATTAAATCGTAAATCTGGCTCGGTTAATCGTGTAGCTACACCTGGAAGCATCAACCCTATTACAATTCCCTTCACAGCAGGGCAATCACTCCCTATTTTAGAGATGATGCATACTATGGCTGAAAAAAGGGTGGGGAGTTCTCAACCTTTAGACCCTAATGTCCTCTCCAAAACATCAGGCGCAGCATTTATCTACGGCTCAGAACAAGCCAACCAACCAAGTGAAAAACTGGCACGTACATTCGCAGAAACAGGCTTTAAAGAATTATTCTTAATGATTCACGAATTAGCCATTAAGAACCAAGATAAGCCCAAGATGATTCAGTTAAGAAACAAATATGTTGAAGTCGATCCAACTGAATGGAAGCATCGTACTAATATGTCTATCGTAGTTGGATTAGGAACAGGTAATAAAGACCAAGAAATACAAAAGCTATTATCCATAGCAGACAAACAAGAACAACACATGCTTAATGGTTCACCTATGGTTGACTTTAAGAAACTGTTTAACACTTACTCAAGAGTCATTGATAAGTCAGGACTCAAAGATGCGTCTTTATTCTGGAACGATCCAAATACACCAGAGTTTAAAGAACAAGAGCAAGCCAAACAAAATCAACCTCAAACAAATGAACTAGCCGAAGCCGAACAAGTGAAAGGTCAATTTGCTATCCAAAAAACACAAATGGAAGTGCAAATGAAAGGACAGTTAGAACAGTTCAAACAACAAGCTAACCATGAAAAAGAAATCATCAAAGCACAGCATGAGGCGCAATTACAAGCCCTTAAAACTGAGTTAGATGATAGGGCTAGAGAATTAGATAGAGAGTCTAAAGAGGCCATAACGATCTTACAAGAAGAAGTTAAACTACTTGTGGCGGGTATTCCTAAAGACTTAGGGCAACCTGGAATAGGAGATGAACTTGGACAATAAAATGAGAGCGCATCAAGCGCAACTCTTACTTGATAATCAAATATTTCAAGAAGCTTTAGAAGAAGTTAACAAGTCAATTAACCGTGAAATGGATTCTATTAAGTTAAACGATAAAGACTCCGCATACCAGTTAATCCAATTAAGACAAGCAGCTAATAAGATTGTTAACTATATAAACACTGTCGCAACTTGTGACAAAGTACCAGAATTTAATGCACGTAAGAAAAGAAGCCTCTTTCGAGCTTAAATAACTTAACGCTGTGAAGCGTCAACATCCCATTGAAGGAAACCATTATGAGCCAAGTAGATAATACAGCTCAGCCGCTAACTGTTGAGTCTGCCGCTGATCTAATTGAACAACGTATGACCGAGACAGAGGTTAATGAAGAAGAAACAACCCTTGAAACTCAAGAAGAAGTAGATTCATCTAATGATTTAGAAGAAGCCACAGAAGAATCAGAAGAAGAGTCATTAGAAGAGTCTACCGACTCAGAAACAAACGAATCTGATGAAGCAGAGCCAGAAGCAGAAGAAGAAAGCACCGATTATCAAACCGTTGATGATTTAGCTCAAGCCTTAGAAATGCCATTAGAAGACTTTATGGCAAACATTAAAGGCAAGGTTAAAATTAACGGCCAAGAGCAAGAGGTTACACTTTCTGATCTGAAAAACGGCTACCAGATGGAGGCAGATTATAGACGCAAGACAGCAGAGCTTGCAGAGCAACGGAAAGCTTTTGAAGCTGAATCACAGAGTAAACAGCAAGAAATTGAAAGCAGATTAACTAATCTACAATCAATCTCTGATAGTGCGGAGCAATCTTTACTAGCTGAATATAACGAAGTGAATTGGAAAGAATTAGAAGATTCCGATCCAACAGAATACCTAATTCAAAAGCAGAAGTATTCCGAAGCATATAACCGACTTCAACAAACAAAACAACAAGCGATTGAAGAAGCTCAACGGTTATCACAAGAACAAGAAGTAAAGAACCAAGAAGCCTACCAAGAAACTTTAAACCGCGAATACGGTTTGATGCTTGAGCAGAATCCTGAATGGCAAGATGAAGCAGTCTTCAAAAAAGACCAAGCTGAAATCCAAACTTACTTACAAGATAAAGGGTTTAACGAAACTGAGATTAATCAGCTAGTAGACCACCGCATTGTAAATATTTTACGGGACGCACTTAAAGCTAGAACTGATATTTCTAAGGTAGAGATAGCTAAAAAGAAAGTTAAAAAGCTTCCTAAAGTTTTAAAGGCAGGCTCCAAACAAACAAGACAAGACGTTGCTAGCAAGAAAAAATCAGATGCAGTCAAACGACTAAGAAAGACTGGATCTAGAGAAGACTTGCAAGCGGCACTCCTAGAACGATTTAACTAACGCTGTGAAGCGTAAGGATTAAGAAATGGCTATAACAACTGGCGTAGTAGAAACATATGATGCGGTAGGCAACCGTGAAGATTTATCGGATATGATTTGGGATGTTTCACCTTCTGAAACACCTTTATTGTCTGCAATGAAAAAAACCAAAGCAACAGGATCTAATCACACTTGGCAGGAAGATTCTTTAGCAGCAGCAGCGGCTAACGCTCATCCAGAGGGTGAGATCGCAGCACCAGCCGATCCAGCAGCAACCACTTTACTCTCAAACTACACACAAATTTACAAAAAACATGCTGTAGTTTCTGGTACTCAAGAAGCTGTTAACAAAGCAGGTCGCAAGTCAGAAATGGCTTTCCAAGTTGCTAAGCGCATGAAAGAAATCAAACTTGATATTGAATACTCAATGTTTGGTAATGGTGTTGCTAACGGTATCGGTAACATTAAAGTAGGTGGCTCATCTGGTACAGCTCGTGAATCTGGCTCTATTGAAACGTATCTTACCTCTAATGTAAGCGTAGGCTCTACAGGTGCGGCGGCTTCTGGTAACTCAGCGGACGTTATGACAACTGGTACAGACCGTGACTTAACAGAAGCTATCTTAGCATCTGTTTTAACAACTGCTTACGGTAATGGTGCAGACCCTAAATTACTAGCGGTTTCGGCTACTAATAAAGGCGTTGTAGGCGACTTCACAGCAGGCGGTGCAACTCGTTATGTATCAACTGATGCAAGTAAATTAAATGTATCTATTGATGTATATGAAGGTGACTTCCATACATTAAAAGTTGTTCCTTGCCGTAACATCATTGGCGATAACGTTTACGCAATCGATCCACAATACCTAGCTTTTGCTGAGTTACGTGGTCTACACGCTAAAGACCTTGCAACTACTGGTGATGCGCGTCAAAAAGAAATCATCTGTGAAGGTGCATTAGAAGTATGCACAGAAGCAGCTCACGCGATTATCGCTGACACTAACGGCTAAGTAATTTCACTTAGTTAACTATTGGGACTCTTTGGAGTCCCTTTTTTATTGGAGAAAATAAATGCCAAGTCAAAAGACAGCATCAACTATTAAATGTGAAGTTCATCGATCAATCGGCGTTCCTTTGTCAGATGAAGATAAAAAGAAAGCTGAACGCAGAGCTAGAACAAAAGGCTTAAAAGCAGATTTAACGGGATTAACAACAATGATAAGCCCTAACAAACCTGTTTTAAGTCAAGACGGTAAAACAAAGATTCCAGGTGAGCCAGTGTTTGTTGAGCTGGATGAAGAAGCCGCTAAAAAACTACAAGCAGCAGGGGCAGTTAGTGTCGTTATCTGAGAAGTACCACTACGATGAGTCTGAGGACAAGCTACACATCCAACGAGTTCAAGATGTACAGCCCATCCTAGAGGATAACAGGCGCCTATTAAATGATAACCAAGGCTTTAAGAGTGAAATTTTCAATAAGAAAGCGTCTATCCCTATGGTTATTTTAGAGGCGTGGCTTAAAGAGAAGGGTATTACTTATCAAGAGTTTTCGGTTAACGATAAAATATTAAAGCGTTTCTTAAACGATCCTGATAATGCTTTTTGTTTATGTAAAAAAGGTAAGCTATGAGTATTAGCACTTACGGGGAGTTAAAGACAGCAGCAGCTAACTGGTTAAATAGATCGGATATGACCGACAGAATACCAGAATTTATTGCTATAGCTGAATCAAAGATAGCAAACGATGTTAGATGCAACGCGCAACAAACGCGGTCAACATCTAATATATCAACGCAATACTTCGATATTCCTACGGGCTTTTTAGGTGTGCGAGATATTCAGATAAACTCAGACCCTATCCAGCCTTTAACATACTTAACGCCTAAAGTTTTAAGTGAGAAGTTTCCAAGCGCAACAACGGGCAAACCAAGATTCTACACAATTCACGGTGATGAGTTTGAAGTTAAGCCAGTTCCGTCTACCACTTACGAAATAGAAATCAATTATATAAAACGCTTCACTGCTTTTAGTGATGATGCAGATTATAACTGGCTTCTAACAAACCATCCTCATATTTACTTGTATGGCTGCTTAGCGGTCGCCAATGAATTAATTGAAGATGAAGATCAACTCACAAAGTATCAATCTTTATACGGCCAAGCCGTAGCAGATTTAAACAAATCACAAAAACAAGCGAACTACGGAAATATTTTAGTCGCTAAACCAAACACAGCAACCCCTTGAGGTATTTATGGCACTAGAAGACTTAACTGGAGGCTCTAAGTATACGAGCGACCTAGTTGTGACAAACCCAACAGGATCGGATTCTAAATCTGATGGTGACGGTCATTTAAGGGGAATAAAAAACGCTATCGCTAATACATGGGCTAATATTACGGGAGCAGTAACAGCGACACACACCGAATTAAACTTAATGGATGGCGTAACAGCAACAACAGCAGAGATAAACAATCTAGCAGGCTCAACTACGGGAACTGTTTTAACAACAGGTGATGAAGGAACTGGAAACGGCATAGACGCTGACACAGTAGATGGGAACGAAGCTGCTGCATTACTCGACAGGGCAAACCACACAGGAACACAAACGCTATCAACTGTCAGTGATGCAGGGACTTTAGCGGGTGTTAATTCAGTATCAAACAATGATATTGATTGGACTTTCAGTAATTGGTCGGAGACTTATTCTAGCGGTCAAACAGCTTTAGCATCGGGTATCTATTGGATACTAGGCGCGGGTTCATCTCAAAGTGTGACAGTTGAGGTTTACCAACACAACTCAACGTCATGGGTAGAGCTAGGCACTTTCGCTAGTGGTGACACTCCAATCTTTGCCGTTTCGGCTGGCGGGGCTAACCAAGTAAGAATCAATAACGCTGCTGGAGCAGACCGAACTTTATACGGGTTTAAGTTTGCCTAATGAAGTTTGATAATGTTGGCTCAATTGGATTAATTAATGATATTAACCCTCAAGACTTGCCTGATGGTGCATTTAGTGATGGGCAAAACGTAAGGTTTAAAGATGGCTATCTTGAAAAAATCGAAGGCTACTCTTCTGTTTTTGGTACGCCCTCCATTGATCCTTATTGGATGCTGCCTATTGTTAGTGGCTCTACTTTGTATTGGGTGTATTGTGGCCTTACGAAAGCATATGTAACAGATGGAACAACGCACACAAACATAACACGACAAACAGCCTCCGTTGATGTTGATTACAACGCAGACGCTCTAATTAACTGGAATGGCGGCTTCTTATCTGGGATAGGGATTTTTAATAATGGTGTTGATGATCCACAAGTATGGAGTCCTGCCACACCTGCAACAAAACTAACTTCATTAAGATGGGATGCTTCAAATACATGGAGCGCAAAAAGCCACACCGCTAAAGTGATAAGACCTTTCGGTAATTTCCTTGTTGCTTTAAATGTTACAAAGTCAGGCACTAACTACCCTTATCTTGTTAAGTGGTCACATCCTGCTGAATCAGGAACCGAACCAACTACATGGGATGAAACAGATACAACCAAAGACGCAGGTGAAACAGACTTAGGGCAGTCAGGCGGCGTTTTAATTGATGGCCTAGCTTTAAGGGATTCTTTTATTATTTACAAAGAAGACGCTGTTTATTCAATGCGGCACATTGGGGGGCAGTATGTTTTTTCTTTTAATGAGATATTTCAATTCGGGATATTATCAAGACGCTGCGTAAAGGAGTTTGAAGGCAGACACCTAGTGTTAACGTATGGTGACTTAATCTTGCATGATGGGCAAACAGCCGAATCCATCATTGATAAAAGAATGAAAAGATGGCTTGTTGATAATATAGACGCAACTAACTACGAAACATCGTTTATAGTTCAAGATCATCAAAAGAATGAATTTAAAATATGCTTCCCTCAAACGGGTTCATCACTACCAGATAAAGCATTAATATGGAACTATCGAGATAATACTTTCGGCACTCAGGACTTACCTAACACCCCTCATATAGCTTATGGTGTTGTCGATCCAAGTGAGGCGGTTGATTGGGATTCTGATTCTGACTCGTGGGATTCTGACACATCATCATGGAATCAAAGAAGCTACAACCCTTCTGTTCTTAAAAACTTAATGGCATCAGGTACAAATCTATTTTTAATGGATGATACCAACACGGCAAACGGAACCACTTTTACGGCTTACGCAGAAAGAACATCCTATGATTTTGGCAATGACCGAATAAAGTTTGTTAAAAAGATTTGGCCTCGAATTACATCAACAGGATCGGTTACGATTAAAATAGGGACGCAGATGAATAGAAACGATCCTATTTCTTGGTCGTCTTATACTTTTGATCCATCCACTCAGGAACACGTTGATACCTTAGATAAAGGTCGATATATATCTTTTTATATTGGATCTACTTCCGACATCTCATGGAAACTTTCAGAGGTTGATTTTGAAGTACATGATTCAGGTAAACATTAATGTTTCGTAAATCTAAAACACCCTTAGATGTTAAAGAGCTTCCAAGATATTTAGACAGTGAATTATTAAAAATAGAAGACGATTCAAAGAATCCAGAAGTTGAGAGCATTCAAGTTACTGTCACTAATTCATCACCAGACAAACCAAGACAAGGCCAAATGTATTACGCAGATGGCGCTAATTGGGATCCAGGATCAGGTGAGGGGATTTACTTCTATAACGCATCAAGTACATGGGTAAAACTATGATGGTAAGAGCCATTGAGCCTTCTTACTTAGACTTCTACTGGGGAAACCTGCACTCACAAATAAAAGATGCTATCTCTTATTCGGGGGATGAGCAATCACCTTTTCATGTGAGAGAAAAGATATTAAGTGGGCGATATATTCTTTTAGTTGTTGTAGAAGGGCAAAACCTTTTAGGCCATTGTACTATGTCAACAACAGAACACCCTAACAAAAAAATACTTAATCTTGTAACGGTAGGCGGCACAAGAATGAAAGAATGGTTAAAAGATATTTTGGAAGTTATAGAAACAATCGGTAGAGAGTTAAATTGTAATGCGATTTATACATGTGGTCGCAAAGGTTGGGAGAGAGTTTTAAAAGACTACACTCCTAAATATGTCATTTGTTCTAAGGAATTATTATGAGTTTTGCGTATAACGAAAACAGATCATCAGCAAGCAGAAGCAGTGAAGACAATGTATGGAATAAGCAATCACCATATTTACAGGATATGTACTCTAAAGCTCAAGGGCTATCTAGTCGCAGTCCATCACAGTCAGTTGCAGGCTTTAACTCAGCGCAGCAAATAGGACAAGGCATGGCAGCAGATTACGCGACAAGCGGAGGCCAGCAAATAACAGACAACACTAGCAACGCTTTAAACTTTGGTTTAAATGCGGCAGATGTTAATCAAAACCCTTACTTGCAAAGCGCAATGAATGCAGCTATTCGACCTCTCACGCAAAATTTTCAAGAAAATGTTTTAAGCGGTAATGAAGATCAGGCTCTAGCAGCAGGGCAATACGGATCTAGTCGTCACGGTATAGCGGATGGTATTGCTGGAAGGTCTTACATGGATTCTGTCGGAGATATTACTTCTAACATGGCGAATCAAGGTTACAACACAGGTTTAAACACAATGATGCAAAGTATTAACGCTGCACCTACTGTTCAGAACATGGGATTATTTGGATCGAATGTTATGCAAAATATCGGTGGTCAATATCAAGGCTTGCAGCAACAAATGATGGATAGCCCCTGGAATAACTTATCTCGTTATCAACAAATTGTTGGTGCACCTACAACGCTTGGAAGTTCTACAGGCTACAGCGCAGGCAAAGGATGGGGAACCTCAGCTTCATTGACTGGTATGGGCGGCTAATGAATAATTATCAAGGTCTTTTCTATAACCCTTACTTAAGTGGTCAACAAAATATAGGTTTATTCAATTACCAGCAGCCTACTTACCCGCAGCAGCCTGCACCACAACAATTAAGTCCATTGAATAGCATGTTATCTAACTACGACAACCAAGCTAATATTTTTTCCCAAGACCAACAAGCTGTAGACATGGCAAACCAAGTAGCTTTGTATGAGCAAGAGCAAGATAAAATTAGTCAACGAAATGCAATGGCCTTCGACAAAAGATGGGTAGACTCTCGAAAACCAGATATGTCTGTTATACAGCCAATGGGTGATATAGATTCATCTTTTAATTTGGGGGCGGCGCACAATATGAGAATGAAAAACTTGCAGAACTATTACAAGGGGTTTAATAATGCCTAAACATGGCGATATGCCGACAGCAGATAATACAGGGTTTTTCCAATCACTGTTTCAAAGTATTCCTTCACGCCAAAGAGATTGGGGGCGACAAGAGGTAAAAAATCGAGTTGGTCAAATTCAAAAAACGCAGCCATTTAATCAAGGCGGCTTGCAGCCTAATGGTAGTATTCAAGAAGGTGACTTATTCCCTGGTGAAGCGCCTATACCTGGATTGCAAACTGTTACCCAGAAAGCAACTGGCCTTTTAGGTGGCAAAATAAAACCAAGTGAATTTGCTACAGGCTTGTTATCTACTCCAGGCTATGAGCAGTTAGGGTCGGAATTAACAAAAGGATTATTAAGCCCTAGGACGCAAGCTAATAACATGAAGTTTGTTGAGTATTACAATAAAGCGGGACAGCCACAAAAGGGGTTTATTAACCCAATGAATCCAACTGCCCCGCCTATTCCTGTCGGAGCAACAAAAATAGATCAAAGCAAGGCCAGTAGATATAAAGACTTCAAAAGCTATAAAGAGTATTTAGATGCTCAAAAAGCGCTAACTGATAACTACCAAAAGAATTTAGCGCCGTTTAGTGCGGTGCAAGATGCTTATATGGGAGCGCGATCTGCTTTGTCTGGTGAGACTGGTATGGATATGGTCGCTTCTGTTATCCAGTTTATGAAAACACTAGACCCTAATTCTGTTGTAAGGGAAGGGGAATACGATCAAGTGACAGACGCATCCGGCTTATCCTCAAAAATGACGATATTGTTTAATAAAGCATTGAGAGGAGAAGGTTTGGACGTTAGATCAAGAAATGCTATGGCTAAAACACTACATGGTTTATATGAGGCTAGATCTAAAAAAGCAGTCAGACAGATAGGTCAGTTTAAATCAAAGGCTGAAAGCTTAGGGTTTGATGAGACCAACACCTTAATGGGTTTAGGATTAAGCAATAAAAAACTAGAACCGCTATATTTTACCCCGCCCCCTCCAGTCGGATTCAAAAAGAAGGTTAAGTAATGTCTGATGAAAACTACAAAGAAGGTGATGTCCTAGAGGACGATTACGGTCAACAAATAATATTAAAAAATAATAAGTGGACTCCCGTTAAGAAAGAATTACCGCCTAATACTGATTTTTCTGTAGGTGAAATGGTTAGCAATATCCCATCGAGCGCATATAAATATGTGGACGATATAGCGACAGCAGTTATGAATCCTATTGATAGCGCAAAAGGGCTTTTAAGTCTCGCTTCTGGCGGTGCTGAAAAATTAACTCGCGCGATAAATGAGAATATCCCAGGTGACGCTATAAAGTCAGTAGGTGGGCTTACAAATTTTATAGCTGATCAAGGCGTTCCGTTAGCTAGGCCTCCGCAAGATAAAAGTGAACTAACTTACCCTAACGAAAAGTATGCAGACCAAGTTGGGGGCTTCTTCAAAGATCGATATGGGTCTATGGATAAGTTTAAAAATACAGCCATGAAAGATCCTGTAGGCTTACTAGGTGACGCATCAGCAGTGCTAATGGGTGGCTCTACACTTATACCTAAAGCTGGATTATTAGGTAAAGCGGGTATGGCAATTGATCCAATTAACATGGTAAAAGGCGCAACAAAAACAGCTTACGCAAAAGCACTATCAAAAAATTTACCTAGATCACTATATGAAAGCTCCGCTAAGTTCTCAACAACTCTGCCAAAGTCAAAAAGACAAGCTCTAGCCGACACAGCTTTAAAACATAAAGTGCTGCCTACTTCTGTAGGTGTAGACAAAGTAAATGATTTGATTAGTAGCATCGATGGAAAAGTAAACACCCTTATTGATGAGGCGACAGCGTCAGGGAAAAGAATACCTAGAAGCGCAATATTTAGACATCTCAACAAAGTGCGAAAAGAGTTAGGTGGCGGCAAATTAAACGCGAATAAGAACCTCAAGCAAATCGATAACGTTGCAAAAGAATTTGACCAACACCTAAGAAAAACTAAGAAAAATTCCTTTACGCCATCAGAGCTGCAAGAGTTTAAAACGGATACCTATAAAGCTATAAATTTTGACGCTAAACAGCTTCAAGCGAAAAAAGGAACGCAAGAAGCTCAAAAAGCAATGGCTAGAGCCGCCAAAGAATCCATAGAAGAAGTTGCAGACGTTAAGGCTTTAAATAAAGATATGGGTGAACTATTGGAGCTTAGAGATCCAATATCAAGAAGTGCAGGCCGAATCGAAAATAGAAATATTATCGGGATTGATGCCCCAGTTAAAATAGCGGCAGGCGGCACGGCGGCCGGCGCAGTTGGTGCAGCAGGCGGAACATTTATGTCTATGCTTGAGCATCCAAAAGTAAAAGCTAGGATTGCCGTTCAATTAAAAGAATTACAAGACGCTGGACTAGGGACTTTAATCAATCAAGAATTAATCCCTACTTTAGTTCAACAGGGCTTATGGCAGACGGGTAGACTACCACCTGCTGACGATGAGTGAGAACACCCAATAAATAATTATGCATACACCTATAGCGGTTAAGGCGTCCACTAACTAGACCCCTTATTACTTACAGCGATAGAAGCATTTAACTCATCAATCCATTTGTTATAGAGCTTATGAATCTTATTCCCCTTATGCCCTAAGTTTTTACTGTCTCTATATTTTATGCGGTAACTGTTAGAGTCGTAAAAAATATCGATTTGAGCCATACGCTTAATTGATATATAAGATGTGCCGCCAGAAACTAGATTTGCATGACTACCATGCGAAACATGGTGCTTGGTCGCTATAAGATGGCCTTCACCTTTGTCATAATGTTTCCAACCGAAAGTAGCCAAGCTAAATACCATAATTCCTCTTGTCTCGATAAGACTACTTGACTTAACGGGGAGAGAGTCATCAGGCTTAATCAATTGAGTGTTACACCCAAATAAAAAAGCCGCAAGAATTAATAAAGTAATCTTCATTCCCAAACTTTAGCTATTGGAAAACCTAAAGTCAAACAATAACTAATCCACAGGTTATCCACCTTATCATATATAAGGAATGATTTTACCTATTATTACCCCTAAATACTCAGTTAGGGCTATTTTAAGCTATCTAAAGGCTTTAAATAGCAATTATATACATTACGGCAGATTAACAATAAAACGCCTGAAAAAGCCTTAAAACAGCTTATATGGGCAATTAATGAGGATATATACATGGTTTGCTCTTTCCCTGGATTAGATCAACTTGGTTATGCCCCTGCTTGTGCGATACACGATCTAGATTATGAAGAGGCTAGAACGTATAAACACAAGTTTAAACGCGACTCTAAATTAGCTTTTAACATGATGAGATTAGGTAAATGGCATTCTCCGTTTATTGGTTTTGCTACTTTTGCCGTTCTTTCTACTAGTCCTTTTTCTTACTACAAATACTTCGTTAATAAAAATAATCCAGTTGGTCATGCTTTTTCTGCTTTGTGGTTAGGTCTAACTATTTATCAAACATGGAGTATGTATGCCTGACAGCACAATCACATTTGCTAAGGAAGTATGGGATTTAATTAAATATTTAATTGTTGCCACGCTTGGTTTTTTTGGGTGGAACTTAAAAAGACAAGTTTCAAGAATAGACAAGCTAGAAGAAACAACCGTACATGAGAGCCAGTTAAATAAAACAATCGATACCTTTAATGATTCTATAAAAGATGGGTTTAAGGATATTAAAGACGATATGAATGTAATGCACACACAAACACGATTAGACATAAGAGAGATACATAAACGGATTGACGGGATTGTGAATAAATGAACCTCAAGGACATTATTGTTAAGCATGAAGGTTTAGAGCTTCAACCTTATGAGGACTCTCTAGGGATTCTCACGGTAGGAGTAGGGCACAACCTTGAAAGAGGTATTTCATACGAAACCGCAATGTTTATTCTTGATGAAGATTTAAAAGAAGTAAAGCAACAAGCTCAGTCTTTTTCATGGTTTCATTATCTTAACGAAGTACGCCAAATAGTTATACAAGACATGATTTTCAACTTAGGTATAACGAGATTTAAAAGATTTAAAAAGATGATTAAAGCCATTCAAAACGATGACTTCTTAGAGGCGGCTAATCAGATGTTAGATTCAAAATGGGCTGAACAAGTAGGACGTAGAGCAGTAGATTTATCAACAATGATGGAGACAGGCGAACATGTTTAATAGACCAGTTAATGAAGTTTTAAAAAGTAAAGGCATGATAGCAGGTCTTGGGCTTGTTGGTTTTGGTGCTTACCTTATCTATAAAGGCAATCAAGATTTTGGCTATGCCATGCTTTTAAACGGATTGGGAATACTTGGTATTCGTGATGCTCAGTAAACTACAACAATACCTCATTATAGGCGCGGCTGTTTTAGTAGCCTTTTTAAAGGTGTTTTACATGGGTTTTTCTAAAGCTAAAGATCAATTTAAAGCTAAAGCAGAAGAAACACGATCTAAATCTTTTGAGAATCTAATTAAAACACAAAAAGAAAACAAGGAGGATCTAAAAAATGTCAAAGCTAAACTTGATGATAACGATTTTTCTAGTTTTAATGATAGCTAGTTGTACGACTCCTGTAAAACTACCCCTTCCTGAATTACCTGATTACCCTACATTCTCACAACAAGAACTCGACACTTTAAAAGAATGTACTAAGTGCTTACCTATTATTAAAAAATTAGCCATTAAAGACCAAATGTGCAGAGGCTCTATTAAAGAGCATCGTTCAATATTAGAGGCTACCCAGTGAAACTTATTATTGTGATTCTGTCTTTATGTGGACAGCCTCACGATATTGTTTTGATCAGTGAAGACAAAGAACTTTATTTTCCTGTTGGTGAAATTCAAACATTGGAAGCACAGACCTATATGCTAGACCTATTTAAGAGCGCCGATAAAGTAATAGAAACACCCATATCAGGTACATGCTCTTGACTACTATCGTATGCTCTTTAACAGAAATGGCAGCCGATAGGCTTTGTGATGATGATGGAATAAAGACCTATATAATTAAAATAAAACATTTAGGTGATTGTATTATAGGCGTAGCAGGTGACGCAGAAGATTTAAGTAAATTTATTGTCTGGTATCAAGACCAAGACTCTGATTTAGACATGGGAGAGTCTACCGCTTTAGTCCTTACTAAAGATGGCATTTTCACTTATGAATCAGAGCACCCTATAAAACATGAAGAAGAATATTATTCGATTGGTAGTGGTGCGCCTTATGCTTTATCCGCTTTAGATTCAGGATTTACTTTAAAAGAATCTATTAAAGCAGCAAGGAAAAGGGATTTATACACTGGAGGGCGTATAGATGTCATTGAACTTTAATCGTCATTTTTTCATTCCCGACACTCAATGCAAGCCTGGTTTAACTTACGACCATTTAACAGCGGCAGGGAATTATATAGTCGATAAAAAGCCAGAAGTAATAATACATGCTGGCGATCATTGGGATATGCACTCTTTATCTATCTACGATAAAGGCACTAAAAAAGCAGAAGGGGCAAGATACCAAGACGACATAGAAGCAGGTTTAGAAGGGATGGAAGCCTTGTTAAAACCGATTATTGCTTACAATAATAAAAGAAAGAAATACAAAGAAAAGCAATATAAACCTCGAATGGTTTTTACTATCGGAAACCATGAAGAAAGAATAATGAGGCACGTGAACGCCAATCCTGAATTATTTGGTAAGTGTTCTTATGATGATTTTGAATTAGATAGATTCGGTTGGGAGGTTCACGACTTCTTAAGCCCTGTTTATATCGATGGGATAGCTTATGCTCATTACTTCTATAATCCTAATACAGGCAGACCTTATGCTGGAACCGTTCATACTAAAATTAATAATCTAGGGTATTCTTTTACAATGGGTCATGTTCAAGGAAAAGACATAGGCACTAAATACCTTACTAATGGTCGAGTCATTAGAGGGGCGGTAGCAGGCTCTTTTTATGAGCATGACGAAGGCTACAAAGGCTATCAGGGAAATAATCACTGGCGAGGGTGTCTTTATAAAACAGAAGTAAAAGACGGGGATTACTGTCTAGTCGAACTTTCTCTCGATTACTTGAAGAGGGATTGGCTTTAGGGACTCTTAATAAACAAGTATCCGTAAGACGCTATTAACGCCACCAACGCAACGAAAAGAACACAACTTATACAAGCATAGATGCACACACCAAAACCCCTTATTTGGGATAATATGACAAATATACCCTACTAGCGCAAGGGGTTATTTTGGTAATATTACTAATTGTGCGTTTCTTGTTTCAAATCAATAATCCTTTACAATCCAAACTCGAATATAAATATCATATCCATGCAGATACTCGATTAAGTATTCTAAATATGTTTCATCTGATGGCTTTCTATAAATCAAAGCAATGCCTGCTCTCTTTCCAGTTTGTAGAGCGTACCATCTTGATTGCGAAATTGCGTTTTTCCACTTATACGCAAAGTCGTACTCAACTGCGTATAACTCTGTTAAACAATCGATTCTCCCACCTTTAATTTTAACCTCCATTTCACCTTTACAATTTACTCTTTGATGCTCCTTTTCTGATAACGCATAGGTGTTAAACGAGAGTAAAAGCAGTAAAATATATTTCATAGTTCAGCCCTTAAAAGTGTCTAATAAACAGGTCTAACGGTTCTGTAAGTTGTTGTAATCATTACTCTATAAGAGTCTTATTAATTAGACAATATTAAGCAATAAACTATTGATTCTATTGGAATATCCCAAGGATTGTGATTCCGGTCGTCGAGGGTTCGAGTCCCTTTAGCCACCCCATTTTCAACACTATTCACGATAGCCATTACTAACACTGTCTAATAAATACCAATTTGTCTAATAAAATTACCTTTTTAAGCTCAATGGAGTCGCTAATTGTGGTTTTCTTCTGTAATGCTTGTTTAG